TAATATTGCTGTTTGCTTATAACCATACGACATTGTAAAGTACCTTTGACTGACTTTTCTTTTATCTCGATATTTGCCGTTGGATACATCAATTGAACCGCAGGGTATACACGTCCGAGCGCATTATTGCCAGTCCAATTATTCGTAATATTAGCATTTATATCAGAATACCAACCGTAATGATAAAAACCTATTCGCCCCGCTGTTTGTTGGTTAATACCGATGCAAACTTGGTTAAAAAGGTTTGATATTTGGACTATATTCATAGGTTATTGTGAAATTTTGCGACCGTAAAGCCGAGTAAAAACAAAAGAGCGGCACTAACCCCCCTCACAATGTCAGTTCCTGCAATGACCGCTATAATTAGCGCAGCTGTGCCAAAGATACTAACTAAAATAATAATCCAAGTCATTAAAATGTCTGGTCTAAGCCTCATTTTTTTACGATTTTTAAAGGTTCTCATTTTGTTTCGCTTAATTTTCTTTGATAGTCCGCCTCAGCTTTGCAGGCTGCAAGGTATGTAAAAGCCTCATATAAATCCGCCTGCTCTGCCGATTGTAGTGGTGTGAGTGTCGATTGGTTAAATATTCCACTTTCTGCAATGCTTTTTAAAGTAAGATACCAACCGAACTGCTCATTCAATTTTTCGACGCCTGCTTTAATCTCCCTAAAGCCTGAGCTGCTGTATAGGCTTGCAAATTTTGATTGGATATTTCGCTTCGCTTCAGCAAAAAAAAAGAGACCCGCAAACAATTTTCTAAGCTCCAATTTAAAAACATTTCCTCACGTTTCATTAAAGCATCCGAATATATTTCATCCTCTTTTCGCACCAATACGCACATAATTTTCGGGAGCGCAAGCCAGTTGCCATTTTCCAAGTCTTTCATATTAGCCTCAAACTGTGACGCCTCAGCATATTCAATTAGCTTTGATTTTTGCATATAGCGCATAGGCAAATACCAAAGTTCGCCGTCTACCTCAATTACGTTTGAATATTCAGGTTCCTCTACATTGTTAAGAATTTCGAGAATGCAAGAATAAAGGTACTGCAAGTGCCCTAAGTTCATCCCGTCCCCGTGCTTTTTGCCTCCGAGTATTTGCTGCTCAGTTAAGCCCTCTGCAAAGAATGAAACGACACGAGCGTAGTATGGATAAATTTTTTTAATCATTATCCTATCCGTTAGCTTTTCAATCTCAGCTTTGTACTTTTGCTCCAATGCCTCCGCTTCCTTTTCGCCTGCCTCGAAATACTCATAATAAGCGTTTTGAATATTGACTAACTCCTGAGGCTTTGTCGGCTCTACTAAGGTTACAAAATCAATATACTGCTTTAGGGTTATGTCTGCAAGGGTTTCGGGATATGTAAATTGACCGCCGTCGCTGGTATTATACTTCTGCATTTTTCTTTCTGCCTTTAGGTTTAACTTGTCTGTATTCATCCGTTTCGCTCACTGCTAAAACGTTGTTAAGCTCTTCGACATCAAACTGCGATACTTTGACCTCTTTATTTCTAAGCTTTGCAGCTTCTAATAATGAAATAGGTTTTTCTTTTAACACTACATTTTGAGTGAGGGTATTCTCTTTAATAGCTATTTCCCTTTTGAACTTGTTTTCGTTTTTCAGAATGCCTTTGTGTTTACCTTTCATAAATAGCGCCGTTTGATTAAATAAGCTCTTTGTGCTGAAATCGTGTGAGTAAGCGTTTAAGATAGCTAACCACTTTGCGCCAACTTCAAATTCGTCGTTTGTCATAAAATTGTATTTAAGTATTAAAAAATTATCCGTATGCTAAAATATTTTTACTGTGACCTTTTTTAAGCATACCCAGCGCCCAATATCTGCAGGCGTCCCAAGCGTGGTTAAAAGCGTCAACGGGTTGAGGCAATTTTCGCCCGTCTTTAGTTTCCTTCCATTTATAATTTTGTGCCTCTTTTATCCAATTAGTGCTGAGCTTTGATATATTTACTTTCCCGTACTGCTTAATTAGATTTATCGAATAGGCTACCGAATCCGCACCTTTGTCGGCTGGGTGTATATTCCAGCCGTACATTTTAAGCTCTGCAATACTTTTCGGGTCGGCACTATCCGCAAATATTGTGTCTTGCTTTCTTATACCGCACTCTTTTAATAAGTTGTTTATATCTCGATTTGTGAGCCCCGTTTGGTAAATTATCTCCCTGACATATATTTCGCCGTCCGATACTCCGCACTCAACTAAAGTTGTCGGGTCGTTAGTAAAACCAAAGTCCATACCAAAGCCATATTTATCCAAGTGGTTTGGCATTTGCTCAACTATTCTATAATCAAATACAGCCCCCTCAATTTTGCCCGTTTGCCCGAGCCCGTATACCCGCCAAAGCATTGGGTCTTTTTCCTTTAGTGCTACTATTCCGTCGACTATTGACTGACTGACAAAATGATTGTGCATAAAGTTCGAAATAAAATAAGCCGTTTGAGGTTGCCCGATTAACTTTTCGTGTGCCCAAAACTCTTGATTAGGGTTGTAATCAATAAATACTTTCTTTGAGGTTCTAAGGTTCAACTCATTAAAAATATCCCAGTGAACACCGTTTGCCTCGTTTACAAATAGTACCTGCCTTTTTCCATTTTTTGCATCCTGAGCCGTTTGGTATGATGTGAACTCTATTAGTGAGCCGTTTTTAAATTTATAACTCTTTGTGCTTTTATTGAAGTGCCCGTCAAGGCTTGCTAATATGAAAGGCGTTTCCGATACTATCTTTTCGCTGTCCCTTATTGAGCCCTTTGCTAAGTTTGGATAGTCCTGACCAACAACTGTAATAATCCAACCGTCATTCTCAATAGCCAAAACAAAAAGGACCTGCATTATTGCATAAGTCTTGCCTGCAGCCGTTCCCCCTTGATTTATGCAAATAACCTTTTTTGTCGGGTCAACATTTGCAAAAAGTTCGGGGTTTTTGTTCCACCTAAAAAGTGAGGTTGTATTCATTGCTCAGGTTTATAAGGTAGTTTTTCCTTTCCCTCAATAACATTTATGGTAAAGTCTATTTTTTCGCCCTCTGCCCCCGTTATTTCAGTTTTCTGGGTTGGCTTTCCGTAGGTATAACTCAAAAGCATATCGACCGCCTTTAAATCCCCTTTAAGAGCTTTATTTACTACTACAGTCATCAAGCCGTCAATTAGTTGAGAATTGTTTTTCTCCTGACTGAGTAAGTCTTTTAAAACCTCTTTAATGTCCCTTAGTGTCCCTTTAGGTCTGCCGTTTGGGTTTCCCGTTTGTCCTTTTTTAAACGGTTTTAAATTATCCTCTTTTGCCATTAAGTCACTGTTTTGTCACTGTTTAAACTTTTGCTCTACCCGTTGCAGCGTGGAGCTTATTGTAGTCCCTAAAACCTGCAATGTAGCTTTTATAGTTAATGTATTTTTGGTTGTCTAAGTTCCGATAATACCACTCAGTTATAAGCTCGGCAGGTTGATTTGTGTCTATGTCGGTTCGTATGTCGTCAAAGTCAAAATAAAAGTCCGATATTACTGCAATCGTTCCAACGTCGCCACCTATCCACCCGTCAAATAGTAAATCTTGCTTATTGCAGAAAGCCTCGACATACGCCTCACAAACTTTTTGATATTGCTTTTTAATATTTTTCACAATTGTAATAACTTTTTTAAATCCTCAAATATGCCACTAAGAGCGTCAATCTTTGCCTCAAGTTGTTCGTCGCAAGGGTTGTCCATTTGCACCCAGCTGAGGGCTTCTAAATAGCCTTTAAGGTATTCAAGTTTGCGCCTTAATCTTTGCCTTTCTGCGTGTGTCATTTCTCTAAGCTTTCAACTTTTCTTATTGCCCAAGCGATACCCTCGTCACCGCCCCAACAATCCCAAACAAGCCCGCCACACCCCTCGTCAAAAGGTACGTCTTTATTTTGTTTGTGCCTTATAAAAGCCGCCATTCTTTTGACCGTTTCCAGACTTATCGGTTCTCGGTTCGCTAATTGGTTCGCCCGTGCCCAGCCGACAAGAGTTCCACATCCTCTCGGGTTTCCGTTTTCCTCTTTCCACTTTAAAGCCCTCTTTGCATTGTTGACCGCTGCCTCTGGATAGTCCGTAAAGCTTTCACCTCTTATTTGTGCGCTCTTTTCGCTTTCGTAAGTAATAGAGCAAACTGCATAACGTTGCTTTAAATCAGTATACTCTGTTTGCATCACTTCGTCCGACATACAGCGCTCGATAAAAGTGTCGAGGTCTTCTCCTTTTTTTGGTAGTGGTATTGGCATATTTATATTATTTGTCCGTTTCGTTTAATTGTTAAAGTAGGGTCGAGTTTTTTCATTCGGTCAATTATTACTTGACAATACTTTGGGTCTAATTCCATTACAAATGATTTCAATTTTAATTGTTCAGCGGTTATCATTGTTACTCCACTTCCTCCAAAATAGTCTGCAATAGTTTTAATGTTTTGCTTCGTTTTTTCAATGCACCATTCAACTAATGAAACAGGTTTTTGAGTTGGATGCACTCTGTTTGTTTTTTCCGATGATTGTGTAAATTGTCTTACCACGCTTCGAATGTTTGTCCACGCAAGCTCACAATCTGTTTGGTCGCTACCTCCGTTATTTTTATCCCAAACTAACCAACATTCGCTATCAGGTAAAGCACTACTGTAGTAATTTGCACCCCACCAAACGTGAGATGACTTAGGATAAAGTGAATGTATTAAATTAAAACTATCTCTTGCCACATCTGTGTTATCATCACCTAAAATATCAGTACCGTATCTTTCTTTTAATACTCCGCTTTTTGATACCGCATTCATTCCATATGGAGGGTCTGTGTGTATTAAATCAGGAATTAAACCTTGCATTAATTTATCAATGTCGTTTATATTCGTAGCACTCCCACAAAGTAACCTGTGCTCTCCTATCTCGAATAAATCCCCAATGACTATATCCGTTTCAATACCTCCGTCAGGCACTTCGTAATCGTCCTCCTCCGCTTCGAGTGTTTGCTCCTCAGCTTCAAAATTTGGCACCTCAAGACACCACTCTTCCAATTCCACAGCGTCCCACTCATTCGCCAAATTTTCCCAGTCATTCTCACCAAAAGCGACATTGTCCTTAATTGTTATTGCTCGCAGTTGCTCGGCTGAGTAGTCTGCAGGAAGCACCTTGCAGGGCAGCTCTTTATATCCGAGTTCTTTGCAAGCCGTGTATCTCATATTGCCCCCTATTATAACAAACTTGTCTTCGTGAGGGTACACAATAAGCTCACGTGCCCCGAGCATTTCGGGATTGTCCTCGATAGATTTTTTTAGCTTTTCAAACTTTGCGTCCTTAATTAGTCGGGGGTTTTTTGGCAACCCGTCAATCTGTCCCTTGTTCTGCTCAATCGAGCTAATTGGGATTAACTTACTTTTGATAATTTCGATTTTTTGCATTATATTTGTGCTATTTAGTGCGAATATAGAATTATTTTGTAAATTTGTCAAACAAAAACGTTAAATTATGAAAAATCTTAAAACCTGCGTCGTTATTGCTGCCGAACTTATTACGAGCATCGGGAAAGTAGTTGAGGACAAAAAAGTCCAATTTTCGGAAATTCTCGGGCTTGCTCCTGAGCTTTTTAAAATCCCTAAATTGGTGTCGAACCTTGATGAGGCAATACTGGAACTAAAGGCGGGTATCTCCCCAGAGTATGCAAACGAGATTAAGTCTGAGGTTGGTGCAAAGTTAAATTTAGATAATGCCAAAGCGGAGATTATTACCGAGGCAACAATAAATTGGCTCATAATTACATCGAGTACCGTTATGCAAACAATATCTCAGTTAAAAAAATAGTTAGTTAGTCATTCTGGTTTTTTGAAGTGTGCCCCGTAGCGATACGGGGTTTTTTAATGCGAAAGCCGTCCCAGAGTTGGAACGGCTAAACACTAACAAACAAAACAAGAAACTAAATGTCGTATTTATAAAGCTCGTAAGCCTCAATTATTTTGATTAGCGACTGAGCATAGTGCGGAGCGGTTGCATAACCCGCTTTTTTTAGCCCGTGTGCCCACTTTTTATATTCCGTGCGCTTAAGTTTACGAAGGTGCGAATATCTTTTCATACAGAGTAATTTTGAGTGGTCACGATATGAACGCCAAGCTGATTTATAAACTTGAAATTTGTCGTTTGGTATGTCATCACGGTAAACTGCATATTTACCAACGCCACGATATTTTATACCAAAGTGATTATTATGTTTGCGGCTTAATTCCGATTTGCCTGCATTGCTTTCTAAAATGCCCTGAGCGAGCTTAATGCTTACTGGTATATTAAATAACTCAGCTTCTTTCTTTGCCGTCTTTAAAAAGCGTTTTATGTAGGCATCTACGTGAGTCGGTATTTTTGTTTGTTGCTTCTGATTTGCAGGCGTTGCAAGTGGATAGGTAGCACTCGCAAAAAGTAAGGATGTTAAGAAGATTAGTGTTTTCATTGTGTTGTGTTTTGAAGTTAGTAAATTTTATTTCCACATCTTAAAGGTGTTCCGTCTGAGTTAAATATTTGCATTGCTGCCCTATCTTTAATCTTATAAATAAATCCATTTTCGCATCTTATATGATAATCCCAATGCATTCCAACTTCATAAGGGTCTTTAGGTTCACAGCATATTGCAATGCAAAAAATCACTGCAATAAATAAAATAAAACCTAATATGGTTTTCATTGTGTTATGTTTTGAAGTTAAAAAAGTAGTCCTGACAGGATTTGAACCTGTACTTTCAATAGTTTCCAATTGAAAGCTCTACCAAAATAAACAAGACAGGACTTTAAAATTGCGTTTTTGAATTATCCCCTGAACGCTAACAGTGCCAACACACGATTTGGAATACTTAGGCGTATCATCTTCGGTCCATACTCAGCGCTAAGCAGAGGGCTTATAGGTTTCATTGTAGTATATTTCACATTCTAGCTTACCAGTAGAAGGATAAAAGAAATCTTCGCTATTAACACCTGCATTAAAAGCGTCTTCTATCTGCTCTTTTTCCATTTCTAAAGCTTGTTCAATTTCTTTTTTCCAAGCATCTGTATGTTTGCCACATATCTGCTCAATTAACCATTGTACTGCTGTCATATCATTTCTTTTTATCAATTAACAAAATTAAACCGATGCCAAAGCATAAACCGCCAATAAAACAAAATACTAACATAAGATAAAGTTTTTCAAGTGTTAAACCGAATAAGAGCCCTATTCCCAAGCTTATAAGGGTCAATAAAATAGTGTGTTTCGGGCTCATCTTTCAGTATAAAAAGGTTTAATTTTTTCAAATTGCTTTCGGGTTCTTACCGTAATAAAAGCGTCTTTGTGAGCTCTTTGCCACGTTGTAAGCATAAACCACGCCTCCTCATAAGTATCGTAAGGTATCAAAATTCTGTATTGACTGCCTGCTTTTTCGTAGTGAGCCGTGTCGAAGTCACACATTGCTAAGTGCTCCGCCCGTACTAAGTGAGGATTTTTAGTGCTCATTATCTGGATGCAATAGATTGAGTCCTGAGTTTGTGCCATTGCTGAAACGCTCAGCATAAAGATAAAAAATAGTGTTTTCATTTTGAAGTGTTTTAAAAATTAAGTAAATAAGTTTATAATGTTTTTATCTAATTCAGTTTTACTATATCCGTATTTTTCAATATCGATTTTTCTTTGTTTAATAGTTTCAATCCAATTATTAGCACTTTTAAAAAAATCTTTTTTTATTTCGAACCCGTATGCCTTTCTATTTAATTCTAATGCCGCCACAATTGTTGAGCCACTACCAGCACAAGGATCAATTACAACATCTCCTTCATCTGTAAATATTTGAATTAACTTTTTTAATAGTTTTACAGGCTTTTGAGTTGGATGCAACTTTGGAATGCTATCATCATCGCGTTCCCAATCAATACAATTAAAAATCATTTTCCCTTTGTTTCTAAATTTTGGCAATTTTTCACGATAAAAAACTAAGCCATATTCGCAATTACCAACTATTTTCATATTAGCTTTTAAAACCTGAGCAGAAAAGTTTTTGCGAAATACTAAGTTAATATAATTATTTAAACCGTAGCGCTTAGCTAATTCAATTAAATACATTTGCTGGTCAAAAGCGCAAAAAACAATCATACAAGGAGCATCGTTTTTTTCTTTTGGTTCATTTTTAAGTAACTGACTGCAAAAGTGCATAAATTCAGCAGGTTTAAAATTTTCATCAGTATCAAAAAATGATTTTCCCGCTAATTCTGATTCGCCATTTTGGTTATCTCCATCTTTATACCAAGCTGGATTCGAAGCATAGGCATTATTGCCTAAATTGTAAGGAATATCGGCTATAATCAATTGCGCTTTTGTCGAAATATACCTTTTAAAGTTTTGAAAATGGTCATTAAAAATCATTGTTTTAAGTTTTTTGAAGTTATCGAATATTTAAAGATACATTTTCAACAATAAGAGCTCCGTCTATTAGTTGACCTGCCTCGAGTGCTTCCTTTAGTGCTGTTTTATTCGGCTCATACTTAATGCGCATAAATTCGCTCGGTATGGCATTTTCGTCCGTAATTGATACTGACTTACTTTTACGGCTCGATATTGTCACAAAAGCCGTTTTAATTTGCCCGTGCGCTATAACTGACTGGAGTAGCGTGTCCGAAAGTTTCTCGGCTGAGGTTTCGTATCTTTTGGCTATATCTTGCAGGCGCTTAATTTCGCTTTTAATTAGCTCTGCCTGCGACTTTAATTGTTTAATAACATAAACATAGCCCTCGCCCTTACTAAGTCGCTCAGATTCGGAAATTTCGAGAGCTGCTTCGAGTTCTGGTGTCATTTCGCCTCCGTTGTTTTCAATTGCGCTGTAAACTTCGTAAAGTTCGGCATCAATGTTAAATAGATTTTTCATTGTTTGAAGTGTTTTGAAGTGTTTATAAATATTTATTCTTGTTTTTTCTAATTTGTTGTGCTGTTGTAAGTTTGGTTTGTTTGGTTGTTTTAACGTTTGCAGTTTTCATAATCTTAATTTTTTGAAGTGTGATATATTTATTTCCTTATTTGTTGTTACAAAGGTAAAACAACTTTGCAGAATAAAAAACATTTTTGAACTTTTTTTTAAAATTTTTAAAACTTTTTTCTTTTTTGGTAGGAAATAGCCTCCAAACGTGCTCTTAATGCCAGTTTATACGCATCCCTTTTGTCTTGCTCACCTTTAAGCCCCTTATAATTTTGCACTGTATAGCCAGATTCTTTGAGCGAGAATTGCATCGTCCTATTATCCCACTTCGTCCCCTTTTCTGCAGGGCTAACCGAATAAACACCAACTTTGAGCCGATATTTTGCGTAATCGACAGACATTTGGCTTACTGCCTGATTTTTTCCTACGTCCCGACTAATCTTTTCACGTGCAGGTGCTGAGCGTATTTTAGGGCTTATAAAGGTGTGATTTGTTTCGTTGCTGTTCTCAATACAGATAAAAGCTTCTAAGTTATTGTCCGCAATCTTATCGATAAATTCGACAAAATCAATAAAGGTTTTCATTTGCTGAAAGTCTGCAATATTGTCATTAAGTACGCAAACGTAAAAACCGCCCTCCCTGAATGCTGGGTCAACCCCTATATATAGTATCATTTCTTAATAATGTATTCCGAAATTGCCACTAAATCTAAACTTTTGACTAAAGTCATTACGTCCTTTCGGTTTTCACGTCTGAAAATATGGTATAATTCTCGGTTAGTCATTGGCTTTTTATCTTTACAGGCTACTTTAATAAAACCTTGCAGGGCTTCCCTTTTTACTAATATATAGCATCTGTTTAACTCAAAGGCAAATATATCAGCTTCGCCGTATAACCAACCGAAATCCCCGTTTACGTTCTTAATCTCGACCCAGTGAAAATCCTCGTTTGTTTCGGCATCGCTTCTGTTGAGCTTTCTTAGTGCCTTAACGTCAATTTTTTCATTACCTACAATTAAATCCCAGTGCTCTTTCATATCTTGTTCAGGCGTGGCGAAAACAACGTCTATAATATCATAGTTTAGAGCCTCACATAAAGATACTGCAAATTGATATTCTGCAAGCTTACCGACTTTAAATTGTTCCGTTTCGGTTATATTCATTAGTCAAGTGTTTTAACGTATTCTAAAAATTCCTCCCACGTTCTTTTTTTCATAAACTTTGCAACCTTTTTATCAATAAAGGCGTCTTTTGCTTCGTGGTAAACATACTCTACATTGTTTATTTTTATGCCTCCATACATTACTCCGATACTGATATATGGTTGCTGTGATGCGTGCAAAATTACTTTCATAACTGTTGAAATTTTTTAAGGTAGTTTAAAGTTGCTTTCATATTGTGCCCGTTAGGTCCGCCGTTCCACATTCGCGCTAATTCGTCATAACTTGGATAGTGTCCGTTCTTCATTGCGTAGGTATGGCAATTTATACCCATAACCGCCCAGAAAACACGCTCCGCCTTAGTGCTGTCAAACATATCTTTGTGTTCGTATTTGAGTAAGCTTTTAAGCCCTGAGGCTGTGACGCAAACGTCGTGCATTTGGTATCGCCCGAAAGCCCTGCCGCCGTCCCCGATTAGGCTGTCCGTGTTCAATGTTTCGAGCTGCCCAATTTTGCGGATAAAATAGCTGTCGCTGTCGCAGGTGTCCTTAGTAATGTAAATAGTTTTGACAATTACTTCGGGCTTTGCTTCTGGCTTATTTCCTGCAAATATTACGGCTGCAATAAGTAGGCTAAATAATATTGATTCTTTCATAAATTTTTTAATTTGCATAACTAATAATTTGTTTTAAGACCATTTCGTGGCATTCGTAAAAAGTATTAAAGACTTTTTTTCCGAGCCTGCTATCAAATAACATTTTGTCTTTGTACTCAATATGATAATGATAAGTGCCGTCAAGATACTGAATAACCTCACATTCGAATAGCCTATATTTATATGTCGTTTTCATTTTATAGGCTTTTTGATTTTCGAGTCCGACGTGGTAGAGAAAGTAAGTAGCAGCTCCGACGTCTTTGCGTTCCCTGCCGCCCTCTTTGTATTGATGAAAAGTAAATCCTGATATTGTCATTGTCTTTTATTTTAAAAATTCCCAAACATATAATTTTGAATAAACAATTTCTACTTTTTCCTTAAATTCTTTTCCAGCCCTTTCATTACCTTTTTCGATATTGTCCAGAAAATGTCTGCTACTTTTTGCATCGTACATATTTTGGAACGTTGCGGCTCTTTTTTGCAAACCTCTTTTAACTAAATACTCAGCCTCATTATATATCTTTTTTCTGGTATCGGTGTCAAGCTTTATGATATTATTGTCAATTAGAATTTTTGCCCAATGTATTCGAACATCCTCAAAAGTTTTGTATCTGGATTCAGTGCCATTTTTTCTGTACTCTAATTCAGCTTTAAATTCCTCAATTACTTCTTGACGGGCTATATAGTTTTTATGGTTTACCTCACTCATAAAAGTTTCGCCTCGCATATTTTTTTCGTGCTGAGCTTCCAGTTCCGAAATTGCTTTGTTTCGTTTTTTAAGATATTCTGTTAAAATATCGCCCAACATAGATACATTGAACTTTCCGTAATAAGCAACCATATTAACGTCAATTTCATTTTTAGCTCCCATTTCAAAAGCTATCTTTATTTCTGGAACTGAAATTGATTTGTAATTCCTTTGCACAAAAAGTGCGGATTCAGTCAATACGTTGTCGTTTAAGTCATCGTTCTTTATACCGCAGTATATTTCAGCACAAAAGCGCAAAGCCATTGATATAGATATTACGGCATCCTGTTCATTTAGGTTCTTGATTGCCAAATACTGATTGCATAAAATTATCTCGCATTTGTCTCTGCTCATTGAGAGATTTGAGGGCATTTTCGACAATGTTAGTAACAGATTTGCGCCTAATTTCTTGCTGTTGTTCTGAGTTGTTAAGTTCATTTTTTAAAGTTTTAGATTTGATTTGTAATTGCAGAATATATTTTTCAAATTTTGATTTTCTGAATAATGTTGACGGTACAAAGTTTTTATAAATTTCAGTTCCTTGCCATTCATTATTTTTCATTTTAACTACTGCTATAATTTCCTCTAAATTTGCCCCGTCAGATATTCGTTCTTTAATTAGCTTATAAGGCTCATATTTTTCAATTCCTGACTTTGTATTTGGAATTTTATATTTTACTCCGCTTAACTCAGTCAGTAGCTCCAAAACCTGAGTAACCTCAAAATAATACTTTGCATTTTCTGCAGGTTGAATTTGTTTGTCATTTATAGAAATAATATCCTGACTATTTTCATAAAAAGAAAAATCGCTTTTCTCTTTATCTGAGTTAGTAATTGTGTTAGTAATTGTGTTAGTAATTGTGTTAGTAATTGGTATTGTATTTACCATTTGGGAAGTTGCATTTTCCCGTTCGGTAAATTCCATTTGCCCATTTGGTAAAATGGATTTGCCCATTTGGGAAGTTGCATTTTCCTTTTTTGAACTATTGATTTGCAGGAACTCATTTTCATTCATAAAGGCATACCAAATAGTCCTATCAAAACCAAGCTTGTTATAATTGCCCTTTATTAAAATATTTAGTTTTAAGAGGTTTTGAAGTATTGACCTAACTTGTTTTTCAGTCCAGAAAGGAAACAGCTCAGATAAGGCGCTTATAGTGTTATAAGTCCAATAATGACCGTCATAAAAATTTGTATTGTTAGCTTTGTTTAGCCTAATCCAATATTGAAAAGACTTAATCATTATAGCCTCGTCAACTCCGTATTTTTTGGCAAAATTTATGTCAAAACTATATTCCATTGTTATAAATAAAAAACCCGTTATAATCTCCAGAGGTACCAGACTCTTTTGATTACACGGGTTGATATGATTATTTTATTATTATAGTTTTATGGTAGCTGGTACTCCGCCGTAAAACATACACAAAAATACAAAAAGCACCTGAATAAAAAAACTTTTTGCGCTGTTTTTTTAAGCAACGGTAATACTTTGTGTCATATAGTCAACAATTGCAGCCGACAAAGTGCGCTTATTAGCTCCGACCAAATTGTGGTTCCTATCGGGGCGTGTTATGCCTTTGGCGTTCAATTCGTCGATAATGCTATTCACAATATCAAAGACCTCTTTTCTTTGCCCCTCGCTAATTTTGCCAGCGATATAATGCGAGCTAAACTTTTTTAGTAATAGCTCAACCGTTGAGGCTTTGCTTAGTTTGTGCATTTCTGCAAGGTAGGTAATCCGAAAATTCAACCGCTCAGTCATTTTCACTAAGACTTGTTTATTGCGCTTACTGACCTTTTTACGCTCTATCGGGTATAATAGAGCGTTTAAAGTCGTTTCAATTTCGGGAGTGATATTTATTCTTACTAGCATAGGTTTAAAAGTTCTTTTTGTTCTTTAGTTAATATGTAAAATTTTTCAACGTCTTGCAGGCGTTCTGGATTGTTTGAAATCCATTGTAATAACTTTTGCATTTCGTCCTCAGTTCTAACCTGCTTTTTCTCTTTTGGCTTTTCTAACTGCTCTTTTTTGATACTGCCAGCACTTTGAGCGTCGTCATCAATATCAACACTAATTCCAAGCATTGCAGAAAGGGCGTAACGTTTAGCGTAAGTTATACCACCTCCAAGCTCTTGTAAGGCGTTTGTGCCCTTATTGCCACTCATAGGGCTAAAAGGCATCTCTGACTGGATATATTGCCCAGAAACGTGATATAAAGCCGTTACAAGGTATTCCCCCGCTAATGCCTGCACTATTGCCAAATTATTCGAGCTTAGTATCGGGCGAATTGTGTGTAAAATATTGTCAAGGCTTAGATATTTGTTTCGTAGGTGCTCATTCTTTGCATCCTTTTTGAGCCCCGCCTTTTGGAACTCAGCATTGAACTTTACGAGCGACTGAATTAACTCGCTAATGTTTTCAGATTGTTTGTACATAATTAAAGTTTTTGAAGTGTGAAAAAATGCAGTTGGTCGGATGCTGCTCCCCGTTATTTTTAGTCTATTAGTTGTTGTCTTCTTTGTTCCTCGTAGTAAGATTCAAGAATTTGTATTTGCTCCTCTGTATACTCAATACTTTGAATTGAAGTGCTACCCTCGCGCATCTCTAAAACTTCGTCAAAGGTCGGTACTACTTTTCTAACCGCCTTAGAAGTTAGCTCCTGAATTTGCAGCAATTCTGTGTGAGTAATTTGGTAAATTTCGATAATAGATTTAATATCTTGTTCGTCGTTATCGGCTAATGCAATAAGTAAGTTAAGAATTGCGTTTGCTACCTCTTTGTGAGTAAAACTAAATTCCCAAATAAGTCTGTGATAAAATTTTAAAGTTTTCATAATTTGAAGTTTTTGAAGTGTTTATAAATATTTATTCTTGTTTTTTCTAATTTGTTGAGCTGTTGTAAGTTTGATTTTTTTTGTTATTTTAACGTTTTCAGTTTTCATAATAGTTAATTTTGAAGTGTGATTTATTATTCTTTTCGTTCTTTGTTGTTACAAAGGTAAAACAACTATTTTAATAAAAAAAGCTTTTACTAAAAAAAGTTTCGCCAAAAGTGAAAATAATTTAAAAAAGGCTGCCAACCTCCCCAGATTGACAGCCAAACGCACCCCTAGAATGAAAAAAATTAAGCTTTATTTTCTACTTTTTCGACTTTCTTTTGCTGTACCTTTCCATAAAGTAGCGTCCCCGTAAAGGCTGCAATTGAGCCCAAAAAGATACTCATTCCAGACCAATCCAAAGACGTACATTTTAAAGCGTGGATTAAGATATAAGTAAAAATACCTAAGCATAGCAAACAAACGCAAAGTGTCCCCAAAAATAGCGTCACTCGCATTGAGCTTATATCTGTACTTTCTTTTAAAAAATTGAACATATTAGTGCAGCTTTTCGATTGTTTCAACTAATAACAAAAGCTTTCGCATCATTGCCGTATTATTTTCGACTACATTATTATTTAGGCTTACTGTTTCCAAAAGTTTTGCCCTATCCTCTGTCAAATAGTCCTCGAGCTTTTTCTCCAATTCCTGAATCCTTGACTCGTTCTTTTTATGCCAAATAAAAAACTGCTTACCCATAAAGTAAATAAGCGCAATCATTAAGATAGCAAAGACACCTAAAACGCCATAATTTGCAAGATTTGAAATTGTACTTTGCTCAGTAATTTGCAAAAATAAAGTATTCATTTTGTTTTAAATTCAATTATTTGTAAATATTTGACCCACCAACAATCAATATTTTCGTTATAATATATCTGATATAGTGGAAGCATATAAGCCCCGTTCGGCATACGTAAAGGCGTGAACCTATGACCATCTACATAATACCGACTTGCTAAATATTTGACTTCCTCTTCATCTAATATACCCCCTAACATTATAATTCAATCAAAGTAAAATTTATTTTCTGATTAGGCTGAAAAATCTTTATAGCCTCGAACCATTGCTTATCGGGCACTACCATACAACCTGCCGACCATTGGTCAACAATTGAACCGAGACCGCCTCTGTGAAAGTTTATGCCGTAATAGCCCTTAGTCTTAATATTTTTGTCGATAGTAGCATCTTTATTGCCGTCCCGATATACTTCAATAGCTCCAGACTGATAAAAGTAAGGAGCGCCTAACCAAAGGCTTTTCCAATTTGCTGAGGTAGTGAAAGTATGTGAGCCGATAACTTGCTGCTCACACGCAACCGCCACGCCCGTAATGCCGCCAACAGTCAAAGGGTTGTAAACATAAAAATTCCCCGCCTTAGTCGTGCACGGCAAAATCATATCGGCATTTCTGTTCGAAAATCGAACAACAATATCAGAAAATTTATTATCGAATGTTTGATTTAAGCGCAACCAAACAAAGTCATTAACTGGTTTTACCCATCCTCTGATATTGCACTCAGCATCGACTAATTGCTTCGCTCCTGCAAGGCTAAGAGACCCGATAATGCCGTCGATAGCACCTGAATAATATCCCCTATCTTTTAGTATCTGTTGAAATTGTTTCATTATCAAACAATAAATTGAGCTAACCAAATATTAACCATATCGGGCACATCTGCATCGTCCCAAGTGTCAGTATAAGGCATATTCTCAGCACGTACACCAAAAGAGGCATAATTAGTATTTAAAAGCACATCAACGCCCAAAAGTTTATCAAGTGCTTTATCTGAAATTGTGTTTAGGTTAATTGATATTGCAGGGTCTGTTATCTCTACTTGAAACTGAGGAAACTTGTATGTCATTTTATTATTTTTTTATGTTATGAAAGTGTTGTTCCTGTTACGGTGAAAGTTCTACAAGGGATATAAGTATATGAATATACTTTTAAATCTTGTGTTATAGATCCTGCTGTCAATAATATATAAGCGTTTGTTGTTGTATCCGAAGTTGTTGAAGTCCAGAAACCTTGATTATATGCTGTCGAAATATTGAAAGGTGAATAATTAAGCCTTAATGCTGTTCCAAAATTTAAAAGACTTTGCAGTTCCATAAAATTAGGTACTCTCCAACCACTTGTAAAAGTGCCTATACTTAAAGCTAATGCTCCGTCTATTGCATTATTCCACGTTACATTTGCCGACCTTGTTCTCCTCCATCCTAAAACAGTTGAGCCGTTGAAAGTACTCCAATCTATTACAATATTATTTGTGTATGTTTGACCGCCTAACTCATCAGTAAAACGATTGGTGTTGCCAAAAGGGTTATTTTCAGCTAATACCGTAAAACTTACATTTCGACCACGTTCCAAGTCACCATCATCGCCTGTCCTGTAACTTATTGTTTGTCCTGTTTTCATTAGCTGTGCCGTTGTTCTGCTGACTGCAGCTGCAACCGCTTTTATATAGTTCCCTATCATATTTTTTTACGCTTTTGTTATGTTAAGATTTACAACCCCTGCAACCGATGCTGTGACAGTAACTTTGCTACCTACTGCGATTGTATTTGTTAAAGTATATGCCGCTCCGTCGTCTTGTATTGTAATTACAGGTGCGTTTTTGATATTTGTAGTTGTATTTATTTTAAGGTCGTATGGGGCGTAAAAATCTACCGTTAAGGCATCCATAAGCTCAATAGTATAAATAAGACCACGATTAACCCAAAGTGTGCCGTTATACTCCAAAAAATTACCATTTGCAGGCGTTGCAATGCTTACATTATGCAACTCATCAAGCTCATAACCATTATCAATTTTAACGTAAATTTTGCCCTTTGTAGCGTGTGCATATTCAACGTAACCGACCCTAACTTCGTGGATTGGAGCAGAAGGTTTTACATTTGTTATTGCGCCAAAAGTAGTACCACTCAAATAAAGTAAATCGCCATCCGCCCAAGTTTCCCCCTGTAAACTTCCAGATGTGTTAAGATTTTCAAGAGTTCCCGTTGTACAGATAAAACCCTCTGCATTACCATTTATATTTTCGGCAACAACCCCAAGAGTTCCTGCACTATTTATATCATTATCAGCTCTTGCAAGCTTTACAGATAACCTTTGCCCCGTTGCACCAGCAACAATACAAACTTGATAATTTGAAGCTAAAAGATTGACAAGCGGAGTTGTTTTATTTACAACCTGAGCAAATTCCTGAGTTCCTATTTTTAGCTTAATGTTATTGCCTCCAAGCCCTGCAATAAAAGTATTATAAGTATTGGAAAAGGTTAATTGAGCAGTCGTAGGAGTTACAGAAATAGACTCGTTAAAATCTATTAAATTGGTATTTTTGAGCTCCCCAAAGCTCATATCTATATTTTGAAACCCCGTAGAATTTCCAACTGATAAAACACTTGATAAGTCCTGAGAGCCTCCGCCACCGCTTAACTCAAAAAAAAAATCAGCTGATAAAAGCGTTAATAAGTCGTAAGCAGTACCAGAAAAAGGAATAGCAGCGGCAGGCTCAACCTGAGTGTTTGCAACCTTGTCGACTACAATCCCAGCCCACTGATTAAAGCCATATTTTACGATAATTTCGTTATCGCCTTTAATCTCTAATGAGTTGACATTAACAAGAGCTTTAAT